AATACTTTCCTTGAATTTTCACAAGGCCCTAGTCAATGCATTGTCGGGATTGGATTTAGCTTCTTAGCCCATCTGATCCAAAACTTCAGCGGGGTCATATACACCCACTGTCATTAAGGCTATCTGTTTAACATCTTCCGAATCGGCAAGGTCGGGCATAACCTGTAATATCTGAACCAGGGCTGTGGCTGCCAAGCCCACATCCTCTGGTGCTATCTTGGGGAAGTCCCTATCAATATACCACTTATCGGGTGCTACGCCAGCATGCTCCAAAATAACTTCATCAATATCTTGGTAGGCATCATTCCAAACGGCCTGATAGGACTGAAACATCTTCATCATCGGCAACTCAACGGTCTTGGCTGTAGCTAGGTTGCCGATTGATATATCCCCAAAGTACTGTTCGGGGATTCCTACAGCAGCAGCGATTTGCAGCTTAATCATTCGACCGTCTTGATAAGCCGCCGAGGCCCCTGTTTCCTGCTTCATTACCGTAGTCTCTGCGCCAAGATTCTCAATTTCGTGAGAACCTGCAGGTATATCTTTTCCGTGGGTTTTCGCTCTGATGGCATCTACAGCCACCTGCCCACCCTTCACCTTCGTCTTAATAGCAAACCTGGCTATTGCCAGCATAACTGCTATTCTGGAAGCCAGAAACTTCGTATTATACTTCATCCAGATTAAGGCAGGAAGCAATAGCGGATTGCCCCTCTGAGAAATGGTATTATATGTCAAATGATAAACAAGGGCATCTTCGGTCTTTTGAACACTCTTGCCATAGGCATCTTTTGCAGCTTCATTCTTTAGGTTGGTCGTGCTTCGGTAAATATCCTCATGGGATTTGCCCTGTGCATCCGACCATTGGCGTCTATAAAACCTCACATTATCTTTATCATCCGGGTCGGTAATTATCTCCGTTATCTCCAGTGGGTCAATGCGTCTTATCTTCACCTCATTAGCACCCAGAAAGATAGCAAAGAATACCTCGCCATCAATCAATAATTTGTCAGATGATTTACGCTGCCCCCTGGCCGATAGGACACTCTGATTTGCCTTTGAATCCCAGAATCCCTCAAGGGTTTTCTTCGCCTTCTCATCTTCTGTATCCCATATCATACCCGTTCCGAAAGTATAATCAGTCCATAATCTTATAGCCTGTTTCCCCATAGGGTCTTTGAGGGAATACAACCTTGAGAGCTTTAGATTTGTTATCCGTTCCGCCCCTGTGATTACATCGCCGGCTTGAGCACTAAGATTTACCCAACCTTCATCTTCCAATGCAAGGTCAGCCTCAACACTGGCAGTAGCTTCTCGGATTAGGATATCAAGTTCGTCTCTTGGTGCCAATTCTCTCAGGCGAGTTTCTTGTTTCATACTAACTCCAGTTGACATCTTCTTCTTGGTATATTATAATAAACTAAAAGGAGGAATCTTAATGGACAATTTCAATAGGTTATTAGACAAGAAACATTCCCTAGACAGGCAATTAGATGGTTATATAGATATGGCCAAGGAGACCTTGGTGCAAAAAATGCTTACTGCTAATTCGCCAGAGGAAAGGGGCAGAATACTTGATGAATTCGATGCCTCATTAGAACCCTTCGGGGCAATGTATAAATCATTGGGCGAAGCTATGGTCAGGGAACTTAATCCTCCTTGGTGGAAATTCCGGTAGTATTTAATCATAACTCCAATTCCCTTACCGCTTCCATAGCATCATAGACAATAATCTCTTCCCTATCTTGGGGTTCAAACCTTCCCATAATCCCATATCTTCTAGCATCCATCCCGTGTGAGAAATTATGGGTTGTCTTGTCCGTTAGTTTACCGTTCTTATCCTGAATATATCTATAGTTCCTCTGCTCTTTAATACAGTTTACCGAATCCTTTGTCCAGAACTGCTTATACTGCCTGACTTTCTGATGCCCGTATTCTACGCTGCCGGGTCCCTTCGGTGCACCCTTGATATTAAACCCGCGCTGATAGATTTCCTCTATTGATTTAGGTTCCGCGGAATCAGCGAATATCTCATCAAGATTTCTATTAATACCTAACTCAGCCATCTGGTAGGCGATTGCGTCATTGGTAAGCCCGGTCTCATAGATTAACTCTTCACAGTAAAGCTCATCACCCCTGATTATGCACTTAACCAATGTAGTCGGGTCATTAGAATACCCAAAGTCCAGCCCGTAGAATATATCCCCACCGGGCAGGGCATCTATCTGATTAAAGTAAGGATAGACAAGCCCCTCAACCTTGCCTATCAGTCCCAAGCCATATATATTCCACCAGTTAGGGTCCGTATCTTTGTTGGATTCTATATTGGCTATAACTTCCGGGGGTAGGACATCTATCGCGTCCTGATAGGTAGAGTGAACATAAGCATTCTCGGGCTGCCCTATCCATTTTGTATGTGCCCAGAATTCGCTAACTGGATTCCAGTCAACAAAGGTAAATTTGTGGGTCCGTATATCCAATCCTCTGGCGGTCTCCCAGGGCACATTATTTCCCTCATTGATAAATAGGATATCCCGTCTTGGCCCCCGGACTTTGGCTGCTTCATCCGCACCAAAGAACTCTATAATCCCCTTACCAAATGTGTATCGTTGCTCTGTTTTATTATAGCGTGAATTGTTATCAGGGCTCTCATCAAGTATTAGAAAAAAGTCCCTTATCGCACCACGCTTAAGATGGGGGAGGGATTCACTTACAACTGATATGAGAAGCGGTGAGCGGGCATTCTGGGCGATTAAAATTAAAAGTTGAAGGATAGACCAAGTTTTACTTGAGGCAGTTCCCCCCTCATTGAGTACCCGTCTCTTACCGCTAATCCACGCTCGAGCATTATCCTCATATATTCGGGTTGCTTTAATGCGCACTAGGTATTATCAGCCGAAGAATAGCTGCTCCCCGCAGTTGTAGTATCCCAGTAATATGGAAAGTAATACCAGTGGAAATTAGGATACCAAGGGTAATCTAGATAGTAAGGATATTCCTCTGAGGAGGGGCGATAGTAGCTTCTCTTGGAATTATTAAGACAGTGGCTACATTTTGGGCTTCCCACATCTATGCATTTATCCTTATATGGGCATTCAACCGCTATTTTAGTTCCTGACATTTTGCCTCCTTTTATATTATTTGGGACGCACTTAGGATTGACCACGATTGACCTCTCACCCTCTATATATAGAGCTCAGTTGTCCTATCTGTGGGATGCACTATAACCATTATGGGGGATTGGGCTTAGGTCCCATTAAGAGGCTAGTGGCTCCTCACCCCCATATCAATAGCTTCAAAGCAATCTAGCTTCAATTCCTATCTGTGGGATGCACTATGAGGGTTATGTAGAGTTAATCCGTAGCTATAGGCTCTACTGCTACATAGTCGGCTTTAAGCATCGCTACTACTTTAGGGTCTGTTGCTATATCTGCAAGTGTCCAGTAAGCACAGATAGGCAATTCCCTCTCCACCTTTATCACTACACCCAATTCATCAAGGCGTTTCATTAAGCATTTATAAGCGTCTTCACCAGAAACACAGTAGACACGCCTACGCCATTCACAATCCTTATCGGGGTAAAGACAAATATCATCGGTAAAGGTATCAATCGTTTCCATTATCTCTTCTTGTTTAGTCATTAAGTTCCTTCCCCTTTTATAATCTGCTCGGTCAGCTTCTTAGCTGTCTCACTGGAGACGATAATCTCTACCTTGCGATTGTCTATATTAACGGTAGCTCCTTCGGCATAGACTCCATCCATCTTGTTTAACTCTGCGATGGACTGGACGATTTCTTTTGCAGTAACTGGCTGCCTATTTGTTTCGTTGGCCAGCCCTGTCAATCGTTCCTTGCGCTGCTTCACCGTCATAACAGTATCGGATATGGCCAGCTTTGACAGCTCTTCTCTTCTCTTTATAATGTAACCATAAGTAACCAGTCTATGGCCAGTCTGTTTAGCTCTTGACTTCTTATATCCTGCCTCAATCGCAGCGTCCGTTTGACTCATACCCTTGACGATAGCTTGGACAAAGAGTTCATGTCTACTATTCTTTAGGATTGACATTAGTTCCTCCAGATAAGAAAGCCCATCTATATATACATATATTATATATAGTCTATCATCAAAATCCCGATGACTATAAGGGCTATACCATATACCATTCGTAAGACTCTCAGGGAATGGTCTCTAAACCAACTTTGCCCGTCTTTTCTTTCAGGGGAGGTATAAGTCCAGAGGGAAGCTAGGCCATCTAAGAAGACACCCATCCCTATCACACCGGTTATATAAGCTAGATAAATCATCCAACGACCTGCAGGAGTTGCTTAGAAGGTGTTATGATAAAATAAGGACATCCTAAGATAGTAGGGGAATATCCTCTCATCTCGGCATAACCGGCTCTCACGCCTTGTGAATAAGTCCTCATCCAGCTACCTGTTATAGCTCCAACTCGCACCCTCTGTCTTATCTTGCCCCCCTCATCTATGGTCATTTGAGCTATACTATTTGTCTTTATATCGTGTAGGTGTCCCATAGCGTAAATATCGGCATCAAAGCTATCCATCAGCCTCTTGAGCCTCATTATCTTTCCACCTTCAGTTTGGGCAGCGCCAGAGCCATGCTGGAAGACACCTACAAAACTATGGACACCTGCTGCCCCCCTCTTGAAAAAGAACCGCACAAAGCAAGAATAGCCTAAAGGTGTAACCCCTAAATCACGGCACAGGTCAAGGTAAATATCCTGAAAGTTGTGTTGCCTGATAGATACCTCGTGATTACCTTCAAGTAGTCCTATACACTTATTGGCTATGGGTGACAAGAGTTTCTTCAGCCAAACCCGCTGACTCTCCGCTACATTGTTTTGCTCAACCCAAGGCGATATTACATCCACATCCCACCGAGGGTCCTTCGGTGTTATGAATTCACCATAGTCACCCATCCCAATCCATAAGGCATATGGGTCCTCTTCAACCACCTTGACTTGCTTTTTTGTTTCGCTCTCGGAACAGTGCTTTGTCCCTGCGTGTATATCTCCTATTGGGTAAAGTTTGAAGCTATCCTTGCGGCTTCTATACTTCACCCTGTATTCAGCATATTCCAAAATTTACCTCTTAATAAAGAACCCGCCGTGCACCGGGCAGCTATAGTTAGCACCCCCCATCGTCTTTGAGGTGAGTTTGCTATCCCTTCCACATTTAGGGCATGGTTGGTATCTCGGCATATTCATCTACCACTTCTCCAAGAAAAAATAGCTTTTTCTTTTAGCCATGTTTGAAAGCTCGCCCATCGCGTAGCTTGTCGCTGTTTCTCAAACTGCATCTTTCTTTTTGCCATCTATATACTCCAAAGTAGTCCAGTTTCATCTCGGTCTACTGGACGGGGCTTTTTTTAACTAGAGTGAGTTGCGACCTCTATCTCCGCCGAGTTACCCCTATATTGAAATCCCCTAAATAAGAGAGAACCCGACCTACTCCTTCGTTACTGGCTTTGTATCGCCATCTATGGCTTCAGCCGGGCTCTACTCCATAGCTTTCGGCTAATTATAGCATAAAACTATTCTGGTGAATTTGTCAAATTTGAGACTAAAGAGAGGTGCGCACCCCTCTAATATATATCTAATCACTTCTTGAGTGTAAGTCGGTCATCTGAAGCTGGGTTTATGAGTTTTTGAAAGAGGGTTTACCCCTCAAAGCTAAGGGGGGCTTGACAACTGTGTATAGGTGTGATATGATATGGGCAAGTAAACAGAAAGGAGGACAAGGGGAATGACGATAAAGGTTTGCGAATATGAATTGAAGTGTTGCCCCTGTTGCGGTAGTAAGAAAATCCGAGAACTAGACAGGAGAGACATAAACGGAAACCACCAAGTTATATGCGAAAGATGCTCCATCATTTTCATTATACCCTGCGAAGACTAATCCCCTCCCTCAGCCCTAATGCGAAAGGGCTGGGATGAAGGGATAAACAGAGAGGAGGTAAGGTAGAATGAACATAGATTTGAAGAAAGGGACAGT